ATCAGTTGTACATCCCGTGTTCGGGAGCCTCTGCTTTGATATCGTTGACGATAAGTTCGTGGGCTTCGCTGACAAGCCCCGCCACTTCAAACTCGTTGGCGTTGATGCCGACAAGAACACTCTTTGCGCCGTCAGACAGGATCAACACACCGCCGAACGTCGCATCTTTTCCATAGCACGTTGCCAGCAAAGTCAGCACGCTGGCGAAGTGTTCCTTCTGTTGCGTGGTCATGTCCTGCGCGGCCTTCGTGATGGCCTCCACCGCTTTGTTTGCAATGTCTTTATTCATCGCGCCCCCGTATGAAGTGAATCAATGGCTCCAGCGTGTAGAGGTTTTCTTCGTTGAGAACTATGGCTGCGCCCTTCGCGTCGCGGATTCTTTGTATGTTGGCGTCTTGCAGCGCGGTGGTTGTGCCTTTGCCTGCCTTGGCCTCGATGGCTACAAAGCGCCCTCCAATGCAGCACAGGAAGTCGGGCACGCCGCTGTTGCCGTAGCCTGTGCCGATAGGCATGGCGTAGTAGACGCCCTCGGCGTCGAGTATTTTTCTGATCTTCTTTTTGACCAGTGCTTCTGGCGTTGATGCCATGGTTGCTTCTCCGTGATGTGTTGGTAAATGGTCGGGGGTATGGGTAGATTCAGCGCCCCCGCCGCTGTGAGGAGTTGGTGAGTTGGGTAACGCGAGCTGAGCGCCCTCTCACCGACAAAACGTACTTGCATCTACCGGGCTTGTACGCGTTGTGCAACCATGAACTCAGCTCTCGTGTTTGCTACAAATTTCGTCCAGCTTCATCTTGTAGTGCTGGGCTTTGTTGCCGTCGTCAGTGCCTTCTTTCTTGCCCTGACGCATGGCGTATTTGATGATGTTCCCTTTGAGGAAACCTTTGAATTCTTCGGGCGTGAGTACCGCCTCCATGACATGCCAAGGCTGCATGCCCATGTCTTTGTAGTGCGTGCCGCCGATCTGCACGGTGTCGGCTGTTGTCTGTGTCATGTTGCTACTCCTGAAGTTATTACTGCTCGTGTTTGTTGGTGCGTTTTGCACCTTGTCCAGCCTTGGAGTATATGCCGAACTGCTTGTAAGCGGTGAGTCTTTTTTCACGCTCGGCCATGTCCGCAACGTGTTGTGCAGAAGTCTTTTCTGTGTAGCCTTTGGCTCGAAAATGCTGGTCGGCTGCGAACACGCTGGGCTGGGGGTTGTGCGCCCAATGGAAGGGTGAATACGGGTGGCAGTTGCAGGTCTGTGCGGCCATGGGGGTTCCTTTTAAAACAAAACAGTTGCGGGTGGGGTCGAACTGAACGAGGTCAAGCACCTGCATGTGGGGCCTCCACAATAGGGCGCATCTTCTTCAAGCGCAAGCTCTCCATGACATCGGCCATGGCGGTCTCAAGTTGCTTGACGGTCACGGTCTCAAGCTGTGCATCATGAACCTCAATGAGCAGGTTCAAAGCCACAAGCTCAGGGCCTTTGACAATGAAGCGGAAGTTGTTGGCCACACCACGACGGGCCAGTGCAAGTATGGCGTCTTGCCCCTCGCGTATCTCCGGCTTCCAGTCCTCGCCTATTCCCCGGTTGGCCAGCGCCTCGGTGATGTTCACGGCGTCGATGATCGCGTCGATGTCGAAGCGCGTGGCTGCGCCAAGGCGCAGGTTGTTCATGGCATCGTGGTTGCGGATTTTGAGCGTGGTGCCTGCGCTGATCTCGTCAACTTTTTTCAGGCCCGCCCGCACCCACGTCATGGTGTCCGGGATGATCTGCCGGGGTTTGTATTTGCTACGCTTTCTCACAGTCTTGCTCCCAGTTGTGCGAAGGGGTTGGCCGTGTCTTTCCACGTTTCCCATCGCTTGATTTTGCTTATGGCTGCTTGGCTCACACCGAAGCGTGCGGCGGTTTGTTTCTGCGGTGCGTCGTCGGCTCTGATCTGCGCCACCAACTCAGGCGTCAGTGGTGACTTGGCCCGCATGATCTTGGTGATCTTCTGATTCCGCACCGGGTTCCGTAGATACCCCAGCTCTTGCACGAGGCGCGTTTGCAAGGCCTTGCGGCCCACGGCGTGGGTGTGCTCGGGGTTCACGCATGCAGCGTTGCCGCACGAGTACGTGGCCAGCTTGCCCTTGAGAAGGTTGGGGCTGTCCTTGTACTTCTCCAGCAGGGCGGCGCGGCGCACGCTCATGACCTGTCGCTTACCTGTTACGGGGTTGCGCACGTTGATGGTTGGCGTGGAGCCGCATGACTGCAGCGCCCCTTGCCAGTTCCAGCAGTCGCCTTCGATGACGCAGCGGTCCTTGATGAAATCGAACAGGCTCACGCGGCTTCCTTCGCTGGCTTGCGGTACGTGGTCTTGCTTCCGTCGTGGTGGTACACATGACACATAGGCTGGCCCTCCTTTGCGAAATGTTCGCGGCACAGTTCTGGGGGGTCGCCATAGATCAAAGGTGAGGCGTCCCCGTCTCCCCACGCTGCACTCCAGCGGTCACCGCAACAGTTGCAGTCGGCACCCGTATCGCAGCCGTTGAAGTAGATGCCAATGTCCACTGCGCGAGCGTTCGCTTCTTTGGCTGAATACGCCTCGATGATCACGTTGTGCGCCACGGCTTCGCTGACTACAAAGCTGCCGCCAGGATTGTTTTGCCGGAAGTGGAAAAACTTCGTTGTCTTGGGCTCTCCTGCATCTGGGGCAGGTGTGTGTTCGATGATGTTCATTTCGCTTCCTTTAAAACAATTTTCTCCAACTTCTCCACAGCAAGGCACAAGTCTTCGTGCAGGTATGCGGGTAGGTCTGTCTTGGTGCTGAATGCCCACGACTCCAGCGCGGACAGCAGCTTGATCAGTTTGATTGCGTCTTCTTTGGTCATGGCTTCCACCCCAATCCAACTGCTGGTCCGGCTTTTGCCCACATGATTGCGGGTAACAGCTTGATTGGTCGGTCTGGCGGGAAAAATATCTTCAGTGTGTACCTGACCTTGAACAGTTTTAAACTGAGTGTCATGCTTCCTCCCACTTCTGTGTGATGCTGCACCAGTACACGCCACGGCTTTCAAGCAGCACATGGCCTTGCACAATGTCTTCTACTTGCCCACCAAGGCGGTAGTAGTAACCCTCTTTGACGCCGATCAGGTTGTCGTCGTGGTCAAGCTCCACAGTGACCCTGCGGCGGCGCTTGAGCGTGGCGGGCTCGTCTTTGATGATCTTCATGGCTTCTCCTCCTCATCCATCGGCCACAGGTAGTTGGCATTACGCAGGATGTCATCAGCCAACTTACGTGCCGCGTCCTCCGGCAGTTGGATGAAAACGCCTCTACTCGTAGTCAAGACTACGCAAGACACGCAGTCTTTCTCATGTGATGCGCCCACGGCGACGTAGTTATTTGCAAGGTTCATAAACAACTCCTCAATGTCAACAGCCCCAGCATCAGCACGATGAAGGCCACCACAATCCAAACAATCTGCCCGTCAGCAGGGGTGGGCTTGTCTTCGTCTTTCATCTCAACCCCCGAAGATTTTGCGCAGCTCGTCGTACAGCGCGCGGGCTTGCTTGATGCTCAGATTGTTGAGCAGTGTCTCCGCATCCCACGCAGCGTTGATCTGCGGCGCGGCTTCTGGTTTGGCTTTCGGCTCTGCTTGTGCCTTCGGTGTGGGCGCTGCCACCACAGCGGGCTTGCGCTGCGATGCCTTCAAGGGCTTGTACTCCGACTGTTGCGCGAACAAGAACCCGTTGCGCTCTGCAATCTGTCCCTGCTTGATGAACTGCCCGAGCAGTGAAGACGTTGAGCCTTTGGCGAACCCTTGCTCTGCGAGCTGGCGTGCGATCTCTATGCGGGTCTTGCCGGGGTTGTTGAGTACGAAGTCGAACGTGGCGCGTGTCACGTTGTTGGTTGTGGTGAAGCGTTGTCTGGGCATGGTTGCCTCCTTGGTTTTGGTGGTGATGGATTCGATAGCGGCTTCGCCGCCTTCGTCGTCCCACTCGGCAGGGAGCTGGGTTGCGTGTTGAGCTTTTGCGAGCGCTTGCTCAAGCGCAGTCTTGATGTCGGGCATGATGACAGTTCCTTACTTGGTTGAGGGGTGGTTGAGGGGTGTGGCAAGCAGCCACTTGTCCCCGAGAAGGCGCAGCGAGCGAGCCCACTGGCGCATGTTGTGCCGCTGCACATGGACTGGTGCCCAGTCGTTGCAGAAGTTTTTACGAGCGAGGGTCAAGAATTTTGTGTTCATAGCGTGAACCGTCCTTTCGGAGTTGTTTGCCTAAAAGGTTGCACGATGTTGTGCAACAGCTTGTTGACAGGCCGAAGCCCGTGTTCGACAACGATGTCGATGTCGTTCTTGATGCCGAACAACGTGGTGAACGTCTCCAGCATTGGGTTGAGTTCCCTGCATGCGAACCACAACGCGTCCTCGAAGTTCAGCTCGTTGAGCCACACACCGTCTCCGACCTCAACACGCACGCTGAAGTTACCAATACGTTGCGTGTTGCCGATCGTGTCAGGGTTGAGCCAAGAGCGCTGCGCCATCTCGATGAAGCCAACAACGCCTAGCTTGTCCTTCCACTTTGTGATCTCCGCGACGCGCTGCGTATCAGCAAGAACGAACCGTGCGTACCACGTGTGGTGCGCCACAAAATGCGGCGTGCTATTCGCCGCTATCTTCAAGGCGTCCAACTTAAAAGGAGAATTTGTTGAGGATGTCATCAACGGCTTTCTTGGTGTCTTGTCTCAGCGCTTCATCTTTGCGCAGGTCTTTGGGGTCAACGCCGCACAGCGTCTGCTCAAGGGCTTTGCGTGCGGCTTCGAGGTCCAGATCATTGACCACGTTGAGCGTCTTGGTCAAGTCGCACAACTCCAAGGCACCATCGACAAGGCTGTCGTGGAACCTGCGGGCCTTGGCTTCGCCCTCAACGTAGTCGGTGGTGAGCCGGTCAGACATGCGCTTCAAGTGATCCCCAAGGCGCTGGCGTACGTCCTGCATGGCGGCGTCCACACGCTCTTGTGCAATACGTTCCAGCTTGGCCTTGATGTCGTCCATCGCAGCGTTGCCCACGTCCACACGGAAGTCACCCGCCGTAGGCACGGGCAGGTAGTTCACACGGAAGGCGAACTTGGTCATGATCTCGTTCTGTGACGGGTAGTCGTTGCGCTGAAACATGTCGCCCAAGGCCATGGCCTGCGCCGTAATGAGCGTGGGGTAGATGTTGACGAACGACTCAACCATCAATGCGAACTCGTCCTCGAAGCCGTTCATCTTGGTAGCGAAGCGCTCGAAGTTGGCAGTAGGCAGCAAGCGCAGACCCGAGTCGGACCACGGCAACGTGTTGTCGTAGACGTAGGAGCGAGCACGGCCGATCATCTGTTGAATGACCTCCAGCTCTGTGCGACCTGCAAGCAAAAACTTGTTGACGCGTGCTGCGTCTTTCGCGGTTGCGTTCTTGTTCGACACTATTTCATCAGTGGCCGATCTATCTAGCTTTCTCGCTGTCCAAACCGACGCGTTAAACTCTGCCAACATTGCACATGTGTCAATACCGTACTTAGTCACATTCATGATTGCTTCTCCTAAATTGTGCAGCCTTTGTGTAGTCTGCGTTTTGCTTCAACGTACGCTTCGTGAGCCTGCTTTGCGGTAGCAAAACCGCCCAGTCCGCGCTTGACACCATCGACAAATATCGAGGCGTAGTAGCGACCATCGCGCTTGTCTTGAGTCACCCCTAGATAGCCCGTGGCGTTACGTTCTTTTGCCGTGCGCCGATTCTGATTGTTAATGCTGGTAGTAGCATGTCTCAGATTGGCGTAGCGGTTGTCTGTTCTCACTCCGTTCATGTGGTCTACTGCGTTCTTCGGCATGCGCCCCTCCATGTAAAACATGGCAAGCCGGTGCCCGAGAAACAACGTGCCGTCAACCATGATACGCACGTACCCTCCCGTCCCTTTGGCGCTACCTGCAACGGAACCCGCAGCTTGCCTGCCGCGTTTCTGCAACCAAGTAAACACCCCCGTAACGGGATCGTAGTGAACAACTTTCATGAGACGCTTTTGAGTGAGTGGCATAGCAGGTCCTTTCCCTGCTAATTGTACATGTGTTTGTTGTTAATAGATGTTTGCGTTGGTGAAGCGATACTTGAGCGCATGCAAAGCAATGCGCTGAATGTGGGCTTGCTGGTACGAGACAATGCTGGTGCTGACTTCGGACATGTTGACCAGCAAGCAGTTCGCAATGATCTTCTCCACTGCATCGACGACTGCGCGTTGTATTGCCTCGTCGTGATCTGCGAGCAAGACCGTGTTGGCCAGTGCGTTGGGTATCGGTGGGTTCATGGTTGGTTCTCCTGTTGGGTTAATAAAAACAAATCGAGCACACGGGCGGCTTGCTCGCGCGACTCGTGGAAGGTCACTTGGGGTAACGTGATCCTGTGCACGACGCGGTCCCTCTTCTCCCTGTCGTATATGCGCACCTCGCAATCTTCTCGCAATGTGCGGGCGTACCTGTACCCAATGAGGTCACACTCCCAATAGAAGCGGCTCATGGTTGGTTCTCCAGTTGTTGGTGGTACATCATTTCGCAAAGCAAGAGCGTGCTCTCCACCATCTGCCGTTGCTCGTCAGCGCTGACTGCGTAGAAGTCGTGCATGAATGCCACGACTGGTGGGCTAAAGCCCGGCTCCGAGTAGGTGCCGTAGATGATCTGCCCTGATTGGTTGAACGGGGGCCTGACAAAAAGGGGGCGCTCCCCTCGTCGGTACTGCCCCCTCGGGCGGAAGTCGAAGTCAACACCTTTGCTCATGCGGCACACCTCACGAGGTTGATGCACGTATCACGCAACGTGTTGGTGAGAGGCGCACTGGTGGTGAACTCGGCAAGGTGGTACGTGACGCTGCTGCTACGGTGCTTGGCCTCCACTGCGTACATGTAAGGTGTCCCGAAGTGCTGACGCCTGACCCGGAAGTCAAACATGTCCTCCGTGGCGTGTTTGATCAGACGCCACTTGATCAGCTCGGGCTCGCTCATGGACGAATCCTCAACACCTTGCCTGCGCGTGGCATGAAGTCATCGTTGTCCACTATGCCCCAAAGGGTCGGCATGTCGGTCATGCGGTAGTCGGACTCGATGTAGCCATCGCTCAGCATGATGATAGCCTTGGCCTTGATCTTGTGCTCGGCCACGTAGTCAGCAACACATGACACAACAGTGCCGCCACCGCCCTTGGGTGCAAGCTGCGTGGCAATGTCTTGGTACTGCTCGGGCTTGAACACCTGATCGCCGCACACCTCCGTGTCCCACCACAACATGCGCACGCTGTCTGGCCGTGTGTTCTGCACGATACGCGCCACCTCACCGAACACAACAGGGTATGCCCAGTGCATGGAGCCTGACGTGTCACACGCAATGATGATCTCGCCAATGTTCTCGTCGAAGTGCGAAGGCATGATGAAGCCGGACGCAAGCAAGCGCTTGTTGGGTGGGCAAAAGCGTGAGTTCTCGTCGCCAACGCACACAGAACTGATGAAGTCCTGCAACGCATCGCGCCAGTTGGTCACGCGCTCCTGCGCTGTGCCAAGAATGTCACGGCCACCCTCTTTATCGCCACGCATCTTGCGCACAAGCAACTCGCCTTGGCGGTTGGCATCGTCGACCATCTTGCCCAGCTTCTCGGACTCCTCGGGCGTCATGGGGTCACCACCACCCTCGCCATTCATCTGATGGTCGTCCATAGCCTGCGGTTGCTCGTCGGCATCCTTGAGCAACTCTTGCAGCACCTGCGGGTACGACATGCCCTTGAACTTCTCGTCGAACAAGATGTTGATCTTGGCGGGGAAGTCCATGAACTTGCGCTCAGGGTCAAGCTCGTCGATCAGGCCGTTGACCACGTAGTCCATGGCCGCGTTGTTGATCTGCGGACCGAAGCGCTTGCTGTACCCAATGTACGCTGGCAAGACGCAGTGCTTGAGCGCCACGTGGAAGTTCTCGTGCAGCACAACGAAGCGCAGCTCCTTGCGTGTCAGGTCGCTGATGAACGCTGTGCCGTACAGCTTGTCCTTGCCGTTGGTTGCAGCAGTGGGCATGTCATCACACGCCTCGGACTTGCCCATGCACACGATGCCGGACAGCAGCGCGAACTTGTGGTGACGCATCACGTCGATGTTGCACGCTTGGATTTTCTGGTTGGGGGTAAGTTTGTCAAAGCTCATGGTTGCTTCTCCTGTTGTTTAAGGTTTAGTTCGGTCGGGTGATACATCTCCGACATCTTTGGCTCGGCGTAGACCACGACGAAGTCAGACACACCGAAGTGCATGGCCCACAAGCACGCGACGGTGTCACGTGCTGCGAGTAGCATGTCCTTGGTGTGCGTGGCCTTATCGAAGGACTCACGGTGAACAAGGCGCAGGGCCTTGTCCTTGATGCCACGCGCTGCGTACAGCGAGACCGCTGCCTTGCTCCTTGATGCAGTCATCCACACCTTGGACACGATCACGATCTCGCCGTCAGCGTTACGACAGAACAGGTGAATGTTCTGCGGGTTGTAGCGCGTTGTCATTTCAGCTTGCTCCTCAGCGCATACTCCGTGCCGTGCTTCACAGCAAGCAGGTCGCACATGGCTTGCAGCATGCGGTTCTTCTCCGCCTTGGGCGTGTCACGCGGCACGAACATGCGGTGCAAGATGGTGCGCTGCGCGATGCCATGCCTTCCGGCCAACACCTCGGGGTGCCAGAAGCCGTACACGGAGAGCATTGCCCACCCCTCCTTGTACGCCGCTTTAGCGTCGAGCCGCAGCGCCCCTTTCGAGGTACGCAGCAGCTTGCTGACGTCTGTGTCCACATCCACATAGTCGTACTTGTTCATTGCTCGCATCTTCCTTCCTCCGCGTCGTAACGCAGGTGTGCCAAATCGCGCACGCGCTCCGCGTCTTCTTGCGTACCGCCCACTGTTGCAACACACCAACGCCCGTTGATTCGGTTTACCCCAGCAGCGGTGACTTGGAAATGAGAGCGGGCAATTTGGCGCACGGCAAATGGAGGCCGAAACAGCTTCGGCCTCCAATCCCACGATATAAGTGGTGTTTCCATGACTTACTTCGTGCTGAAGAAAATCTTGTGCGATGCCAAGAGCGAGCCGAAGTTCGTCAACGACACGTAGTGCTGGATGTTGTTCGAGTTGGCCACGCTGTTGCAGAAGATCGACTGCATCTCTGTGCGCATGCGCAGCACGTACTCCACAACCTTGGCCGCATCGTCGCGCTTGTCAACGCGTGAGACGAACTGGAACACCTGCACAAGCTGAGCAGTGGGGTTGTCGGCCAGCGGCGCAGTCGCAGGGTCTTTGAGCACACGTTCGAGCGAGCAGATGTCACGGCCAAAGCGTACGAACGAACTCAGCGCCTCAGCAGTCGTGGCACCCAGCGTGCCGATCAACGCAGCCTCCAGCGTGTCATCGTCGAGCACACCGT